GAATGCTTGCTCTGGTTGTCTAGGAGCTTCATACCCTTCAGGTGTAAAATAAGCGGGACCGCCAACTATAAGACTTGGCCTTGGTTGTTGACGCATGGGACGTTGCCCCATTGAATTATCTACAACCGCACCAGGGGGTGCAACTGGTTTTCTTTTTCCCAAACTGCCAAACATTCCCATCTAGCAAATGCCGTAAAACTTAGTTCCTCTTAGAGCAGCTCCTCCACCACGTGAATTGCCAGCTCCGTGTCTTCCGGGTTTACCGCCATTGGCAATTTTCTTTGGCTCTGAATAATTAACAGTGCCTTGGTCTTTAATGTTAACGCTTGATTTAACGCCTTTTACTTTTTCCATTTTTTTTCACCTTTTTGTTTTTTGACTTTCTTGCTTTTCCAAGAGCAATTGCAATAGCGGTTTTTTGTTTCTTGCCGCTCCGCCTCAATTCACTTATGTTAGCAGATATTATCTTCTTACTGCTACCTTTTTTTAGGGGCATTACTTTTTCTTTCTTACCACTTTAACTTTAGGTTTTATTATCTTGGTTTTAGTCTTAACGACAGCTTCAGGCTTTTTAACGGCAGCTTTCTTTTTTGGTTTGCTTTCTTTAACGACTTTTGCGAGTATTTCGTTGGCTTCCTTGTCAGCTTTTTTTGCGATTTTGTCGATGTCGATATCTGCATTTTCATTGACGATCGGTTGATTGACATTGTTTCTTCTATCCTCTTCTAATTTTAATTGTTTTTTGTGCATTTCTGCCATTTCTTTTCTTATTGAACTCATCTGTTGCCTCTCATTATGTCCATGGCTTTAAATTGTGCCGACTGATCTATTCTTTCTTTTGCTATGTCATCTTTCATAAGAGCAATGTCTTTCTGAATAACCAAACGTTGTTCTGCTAACTCATTACTTTGCATGGCTTTCATAGAATCAAACTGTTGACGTTGAGCAAACTCTTCACGTTTACGCTGTACATCATCAGCTTTAATGTCTAACTCTTTGCCTCTTAGCTCCACCAAAGGATCCGGTTGCGGTGGCGGAGGCATAAACATAGCATTAATCTGTTCAGTCAATTCTGCAACAACAGCAGCTATGTCTTTTGCTACTGACTCTTGTAGTTGTTGTTGATACTGCATGGACACTTCTGGAGGTAACTGTTGTATCTGTTGTACCATGCTTTGGAATTCTGGCTTTTGAGCATTTTGCTCATCAACAATTTCAGAAGCCCTAAAGGAAATGTGTTGATAAATGTGCGCTTGTATTAAAGACAACACCATTGGATTGGATTGTGCGGTTATTGTTCCATACAAAGATATGTGTGAATTAATATGCGCATCGTGATCTTGTCCAGCAAATGCCTGAGCCGGCATTCCTGCTATCAAACTTGCATTTTCATTAGCCGGATCAACCGGTTGTGGCTGAGGTGGCGGAGGTAAAAGTTGTTCAATGTTTTGAACACCCATGGAAGAGTACATTCTTCGATAAGCTTCGTATATACCGGTTGGGCCATGAATCTCTGGATTGCTCTGTACGGTTCTGAGCAGTTCTTGAGCCATCATGACTCGTTGACTCATGGAAAAAGTGTTGGGGTCTGAAACAGGCAATACGTCTACTCTTTCATCAAAGTCCATGGCTTTGATGGTTTGATTTCCATTCGATGTGGAATAAGGATAAGAAGGTGGTAGATACTCTCCAAACACCTTGGCTAAAATTTCAAACTCAATTCTTTGACTTGCGTGTAATCTTTTATGAATAGCACTCATCACACGGGTACCGCGTTCCAATAAAGCTATGGTTGTTCCTACTGGTGCATTTTGATTTGCATCACCAACTTGAATATCAGCAATAGATGCGAAACGCCTTCCACTGTCAACCAAGATCCCTAGGAGAGAGAGTAGGGTTTGACTTGGCTCCTTAAAAGGTAGCGGAACAAAAGCGTCTCGCAAACTACCACCGGGAGCATCCATATCTCTGAACTCTCCAGGTTGCAAAGGCTGATCATCATTACGAATACGGATTCCACGTGCTTTGAATCCAGCCGGTAAATTGGAAAGTGTTCCAGCATCAATAAGCTGACGTAAGATAGACGTTGCGGACTTGGATAAACCGCCAATCATATGAGTCAAACCAAAGCCGTAAAATCCTAGGCCTGGTAAAAACTTGTAATGAACAAAGTAATTGATGCGTTGCTTTAAAGGATCGTTCTCTTTGTAATTTCTTCTAATCGATAAAATTTTATCGTTGCCAATGGTTACAATGTACGGAAGTTTAATTCCTGTTTCTTCGCCTTCAGCGTCAAGATCTTCAAAACCCGGCATGTCTAGTTCGGTGTGAATCTCATGCACTTTACACGTATCGTTATCGCTGTAACTTGGGCTAACGCCTTGCAATTCATCTATTTCTTCTTGAATGCCATCAACGTCTTCTGCCATCATGTTGCCAGAATCTATATCCACATCGCTGTAGAAACCTGTTTGTTGTGATTTGCGTATGTCGTTCATTGACATATTAATCACGTGAGTAATTCTGGTTGCACTGTGCAAGTCTGTAGCAGCGTAAGGCACGATTAAGTCCTCACTAGGAATAAACTTAGATACGGCTCGTCCTAAGTTTTGATCGTAATAAACCTTTCTGAAGGCTGAACCGGACAGAGGCAGATAAAATAACATTTGATCCGTTTCTGGATCGTATTCTTTCATGACTTGCATTAATTGATAGTTCATGAATTCTTGAACACGGGAAGCCTGTCCTTCAGTATCAGGAGTTGTCACACCCAACACTTGCGTCTTAACCGGTCCTTGAGATGGTAGTAATTCATTGTAGGCTTGCGCTTGGAACTGAGTTACGGATTCAGCCAATAGAGGATGCATCACCCCGGAAGCACCTTCAAATGGTTGAGATCTCTCTTCGTACTTCATGCCAAGGTATTCAAGGCCTTCACGATAAGTTTTTTCCCAATCGCTTCGAGACTCTTTGTCGTCTTCAACGTTACCCATCAAATCATTCTTTACAGAATTAAGATCAGAATCATCCATAGCATCTGCTAAGTTAGCAGAGAAGTCTGTGTCATCTACGGGAGGTGAGGGGTCACCAAAAGAAATGCTACCGTCTTCCATTTGTTCAAAAGAATCCATTTCAGGATTCTCTTCAGTCACATCGACTTCAATATCCACTCCTTTGGTGCGGTTCCTAACCCTTAAGTCAACTTGTTCCTCAACGTTAATTGCCTTGTCTATGTCTGCCATTATTTTTGCCTGTCTTGTCTAGATTGTCTGCCACCGCCTATCATACCACCGTGCCTTTTCTTAACAGGCTTAATAACTTTTAATGTTGAACCGCCATATGCCTTATCAAGAGCTTTCTGTATTTGAGGCACACTAGACTTAAGAGCTTGTTTTCCTGTTCGATATCTTATCTTGTCTTTTGCGGAAGGATTAAGTTCTTCAGCTTCTTTAACATATTTTTTAATTAATTTTGCTCGTTTGGCAGCTTCAATCTTTTGAGCAGCTTCAATCTTTTGAGTAGCTTTAGCAACTTTAATCTTTTGAGCAGCATATGCTTTAGAAATTTTAATCTCTTGAGCAGCTTTAGCAGCTTTGGCATCTTTAGCAACTTTAATCTTTTTAGCAGCTTTAGCAGCTTTAAGACTTTTTTTAATTAAAGACTTAATTATCTTTTTAGCCACGATCTACCTTTTAGATTTCATGTAGGCTTTACCCAAGCCTCTTTTAGCAAGTCCGCCAGCTTTGTATTTTTTAACAGCCATTCCACCTGTTTTCATTCCGGGTCTTTTTCTCACCCTAGACTCTTGAGGCATAGGTGGCGGTGGTTTTTTAGGGACTCTTGGTCTTGATGGAGTTTTATTATGTGATAACGCAGGCATTGGGTTATTTTCTGTACCTGCTCTTAACATGTACGTTTCTGCTATATCAACTGACAAACTAATAACTGGTCCTAAATCAAAAGCTTTTTTAGCTTTAACAATTAAAGAACCTATTATGTCACCAATTTTTAAATCAGAAACTTCAGTAAACCCTTTCCCTTCTACATAATAAGGGTGGCTGTAAGAAGTAACAATACTGTTACTTTCTTCTCCTTCTAGTCCTTCAAAAAAGACTTCACATCTTTCTTGTTCTTCTATTCGGTCAACCCTAGTAACCGTTTGGATTTCTTTTGAGGTGACAACTTGATCACCTATTTTTAAATCCCCAGCTTGAATCCATTTATTATTTGATAATAAAATTTCTTCTTCTGGTCTAGGGCAACTTGTGCCGCGATCTTTCGGTGGTATTAATGTTGGTTGTAATCTTGTCATTCCGCCCGCTTTCATTCCAGGTTTTCTTTTACCTGCTAATTCAGCAGTATCTAAAACACCGCCCCTAGTTCTATCTAGCATAACATTTGGCATGTCTGGTCTACCTCTAAAGGTTGCACTTTTTTGACCCGGCGTTACTCTTGATCTACTTGTTCCTGTGGCCATGCCACCTCCGCGCAAGTTTACTCTCACAGTCTGTTTCTTATTAGCTGTTCCTTGTTTGGCTTTGGCTTTAGCTTTAGATTTAGGACCTCTAATGAAATCAATAAGACCTTTATCGCCACCGAACTTTTTGTCTTTGCCCAAAAGAACTTTTTTAATGCCTTGTCCTATTCTTTTTATTGGACGTCTGGCTTTACCCTTATTGTTAGCGTACTGTTTCAGTTCATTGCCATCGTAGCCTTTTTTCTTTAGATCGTCTTTGGTTACCGCTGTGTAAGACTTACCATTCCAAGTAAATAAAGTTCCTTCACCTTTCTTACGAGCTTCCTTAAACGCAGATCCAAAAGATACTGTGGATGCTTCTGATGAGCCTGGTTTTCTTTTGCCTTTCTGTGTTACAACTGCCGCTGCTGCCGCTGCTGCCGCCGCTGCCGCTGCTATTTTTGCTTTTCTTGCTCTATTTGCTTTTGCTGCTGCTGCTGCTGCTGCAGCTGCTGCTGCTTTACTTTTAGGTTTAGCTTTAGGTGCTACTTTAGCTTTAGGTTTAGGTTTAGGCGCTACTTTAGGTTTTGGTTTTCTAGCTCCTCTTGTTCCGGGTTCTGGTTGACCGGATTGGGAGTTGGAGCTCGGCTTGTTTTGATCAGCCTTTCTTCTTTTTCTTTGCGCTGCTCTAGCTCTTTTAGCTGCTTCTTTTGCTGCATCTTTTATTATTTTTCCTATTGCCATTTTATTTACCTCTTAATAATATATTCTTTGTTTGGGCACTGGCTCATCGTCCTCTTCATCTGACGCTAGTCTGACAAAGTTGCCCTGACGAAATCTCAGTATAGCCTGTGTTGTCGAATCCACAAAGTCATCATGTTCACCGTACGGAAAGGCTGCACATTCTTCGATAACTTCTTCTGCGAAGGCTGTGTCCGGAGCCCAAACCATTCCTGCTTCAAACACTGGAGAAGCAGAGTGAACCCTTGTAACTTTGTCCTTACCCCTGGTCGGTCTATAATTCACGACTGGGATCCCCATCATTCGCAACTCCTGCGTCAAAGGTGTACCACTTGCTTGAGATTCTACCAACACAATGTCAGGTTGCCAATACATAAATTCATCGTAAGCTTTTGTCTTTAAATCAGGGAAATCCCAACGCCCTCTCTTAGCGTCCAAAAGCATAATGGACTCCGGTGAACCGTCACTGGGTCTAAACACGCCCCAGGTGGTAATGGCACTGTAGTCGGCCGTCTCCTTGGCACTGAACGCGGTGTCGTAAGATTGCAGAATGTAGCTGGTGGGTGGTGGATCTTCTTGTTCCCACATCTGCCACCAGTCGCGTTTGATCAACGCCCCTTCTTCCGAAGTGGGGTTCTGCATGTACTGAGCGTTCCACTTAGCCACAGGCAAAGAAGCCTTAACGGACTCAAGCTCTTCAATCTTCCAGTAGCCTGGCCACAACGGGGTGTTATCCTCCATCACGGCAGGAAGCTCCAGAATCTCCCATTGATCCGCGTGTTCTTCACTCATGCGCTTAATCAGCTTCTCGGTCAAATCCAAAGTAGACCACCGCGTCATCACAATAACAATGATGCCCCCCGGCTGTAAACGCTGGCGCGGTCCAGAGGTGTACCATTCATAAGCCGACTCCAGGGCATTCGGACTGAGTGCGTCTTGTTCCGAGTGCGGATCGTCAATAATCAACAAATCCGCACCACGCCCGGTGATGGCTCCCCCGACTCCCGCAGCAAAGTACTCACCGCCTTTGTTCGTCTCCCATCGTCCAGCCGACTTACTGTCAGCGGAGAGGCTCACCTTATCAAAGATCTGCTTGTATTCGTCCGTGTCCATGAGGTTACGGACCTTACGGCCAAACCTAGCGGACAGTTCAGCGGTGTGAGTGGTCTGCATGATCTTCATGTCCGGGTTCAGTCCCATCATCCAGGACGGAAAGAACACGGAAGCGAACTCGGACTTAGTATGACGAGGGGGCATGTTAACGATCAGACGCTTACACTTGCCTTGGGCTACGCGCTCTAGCTTCTCAGCGAAGAGCTGGTGGTGTTCGCCTTCTATGAAGCCGTCCCACACGTGCTTAACGTACTCGATGAAATCCGTTTGTGATTTTTCTTTAACGCTCAGTTGTTCGATGCGATTTTTAATCATCACGATCTCTTTTAGAGCATCATCCGAAACGTGTTTTAAATCTGTGTTTTGTGCAGACATCTCAAAATGTTTTTTTTGTGTGAAATATAGTACCCCAATAGGGGTCCCAAAAGAAGAGGGGGGGGGTGAAATGGTTTTTTTGGTAATTGTATGTATTGATAGTTATATATATATAGAAAAA